CACCAACTATGGTTCTACCAACGGTCTTGGTTTGTCTGGCACTCCTCTGAACGAAGCTATCATTATGCTGAACTACATTATCCCAGAGTTCAGGAAGCAGAACGATCTTCAGAAAGTGAATGTTTGTATTCTGACTGATGGTGAAGCTTGCCATACTGTCTATGGTCGTAAAATTCACGATGATTACCGTGATGTTTCTTACGTTCGTCCTCGTCGTCTTGATGAGGTCAACTGTCTGCGAGATCGTAAGACTGGTCGTGTCTATACTCAATTCCACGGTTGGAACAACAACACCAATATCTTCATTCAGCAACTGCGTGATCGTAACCCTAATGTGAATGTGCTTGGTTTCCGTATTCTTCCTGGTTCACAACTCTCTGGGTTTGTGTCCTCCTACGGTGATGCTTCGCAGTATGCTGAGGTTCAGAAACAGTGGAAGAAAGAGAAGTCTGCGATCATTCCTAACCCCAAATCGTTTACTGCCATCTATGCGATTTCTAACAATTCTCTTGACGAAGATATAGAGTTTAATGTAGAGTGTGGTGCGAACAAAGGTGAGATTACCAAGGCATTCAAGAAGATGCTGGGTTCCAAATCTACCAATAAGAAACTGCTAAATTCATTTGTGGAGTATGTAGCTTGAATATTTTTGTCACTTCCCCATTTCCTGCCGAGAGTGCTATTTGTTTACCAGATAAACATATTGTAAAGATGCCACTTGAGTGTTGCCAGATGTTATCTATCGTGGCATCACCTTGGTATCATAATTATGGCAAGATCAATAAAGTAAATGGCGTCCCGTATCGTACAGAGAAGGGCGCCTTTCGCAATCATCCATGTACTAAATGGGCAGGAGAGACAATAGATAATGCTTATTGGTTGATCAAATGGGGTATGAACCTATGTGATGAGTATTCAATTCGGTACAATAATAAAATACATTCATGTTATAACACTTTGCTTCAGGCATACTATTTGTTTCCCAAAGGTAAGATCACACATGTGACACCATTTGCCAGAGCTATGCCTGATGAATATAAATTTGATACCAGCATCTCTACATTTGATGCTTACAAAATGTATATTGCCAGCAAACCGTGGGTGGCATCCAACTACCTGCGTATGCCACTTCGCAAACCGTCCTGGGTCTGACACCAAACCACCCTACATGCCCTATAATAACTACATCAACGAACGACACCCATGTCTGCTAAATCCGATCTGACCACAGAACAACTGACTTCTTACCTGTCACAGAACTATGGTAACGATATCAACGCTGCCCAAGTTCAAGATGCTTGTGGTGTTTTTGGTGTGACCTATGCTACTGCTACCAAACGCCTTCGTGAATTTTATATTCGCCGTGGTACTTGGAACCTGACTGTTCAAGAGAAACTTGAGCATACGTATCGAGCTCCTGCTGCTGCTCCTGCTGTTACCGAGCGGGAAGAACAGAACCTTGTTCCTGCTAAAGATGCTAACTTTGTCCCGTTCGGGAACTTTTCTGACGTAAAGAAAGTCATTCAGTCAGGCATCTTCTATCCTACTTTCATTACGGGTCTGTCTGGTAATGGTAAAACTTTCTCGGTTGAACAAGCTTGTGCTCAACTTAAACGAGAATTGATCCGTGTAAACATTACGATTGAGACTGATGAAGATGATCTTATTGGCGGTTTCCGCCTTGTTGATGGTGCCACTGTTTGGCACAATGGTCCAGTTATTGAAGCCCTCGAACGAGGGGCGATCTTGCTACTTGACGAGGTTGACCTCGCCTCCAACAAAATCCTTTGTCTACAATCCGTGCTAGAAGGTAAGGGTGTCTTCTTGAAGAAGATTGGTCGTTACGTTCAACCGACTGCTGGTTTCAACGTGATTGCTACTGCCAATACCAAAGGTAAAGGTTCTGACGATGGACGTTTCATCGGCACTAATGTGTTGAACGAAGCATTCCTTGAGCGTTTTGCCCTGACCTTTGAGCAGGAATATCCTAGTGTGGCAGTTGAGACTAACATTCTCAAGAAAGCTTCTGCTTCTCTGAATGTTACTGATCAGGACTTCTGTATCAATCTTGCTAACTGGGCAGACATCATCCGTAAGACTTTCAAGGATGGTGGTATTGATGAGGTGATTTCCACCCGTCGTCTGGTTCATATCATCCGTGCTTATGCGATCTGGCAAGACCGCCTCAAGGCGATCAAGGTTTGTGTCAATCGTTTTGATGATGAAACCAAGCAATCTTTCATCGAACTGTATGATAAGATTGATGCTGATGTTGTTACCGAGGAGAAAGAGAATGATCCAGATCCCTTCTGATGAATTCCACGGTTATATAAATCGTCTTGCCATCCTCAAAGATGGCAGGACTGTTCGGATCCTAGGTGGCGAGGGTTTGAAATTATTTGTCAGGGACCTTGACGGAAACCTTGAAGAATGCTACCATGATAATATTGAAAACATTTGGACCGAATGAACTACAAGTATAATGAAGACGCCATTCTTGATGAACTGCGTCAATATATCGTGAACACCTACAGCGCCCACTATTCTGTTGGCGATGACAAAATCCAAACTCTGGATTTGATTGAAGCATGTGGTGACGGCGAAGCTTTCTGCCGTAGTAACATCCTAAAGTATGCCTCACGTTACGACCGCAAAGGATCTTCTCGTCGTGACATTCTAAAGATCCTTCACTACGCAGTTCTTCTGCTAAGCTTCAACGATAAAAATGCCCAACGTGAAGAGTACAACCGATGAGTAAAGTTATCCTTTCTAAAAAAACCCTTGATGTCCTCAAGAATTTCTCCTCTATCAATTCCTCCATCGTATTCCGTAAAGGAAGCACAGTTCGCACTATTAGCAACGCAGAAAACATTCTTGCGAAATACACGGCGGAAGAAACGTTCCCAGTTGACTTTGCTATCTACGATCTTAGTCAGTTCCTTTCTGGCATCTCTTTGTTTAGTGATCCTCAACTTGAGTTTGATAACGAAAGTTTTGTCAACATTCGTGGTGGTCGTCAGTCTGCTCGCTATTACTTTTCTGATCCAGAGATTACGCTAAAGTCTGCCCCAGAGAAAAATGTAAAGTTCCCTGGTGCTGATATCCAATTTAATTTGTCTGCTGAAGATCTAATCTCTCTTCAAAAAGCATCTGCTGTTTACAGTCTTCCAGATCTTACATTTGACACGTCTGGAGATACTATCAAACTAATTCTTCGTGATAAAGAAAATGATACCAGCAATACTTACGAGCAATCCGCTGCTGGTGATTTTACTGGCAGTTACTCACTCGATGTCAAGATTGATAATATCCGTCTTCTCCCTGGTGATTACTCTGTCAAAGTTTCTAAAAACTTGATTTCTGAATGGACTAATCAAACTACTGATCTCACTTACTATATTGCCCTCGAACCCTGATGAAACACATTCTCTTTACTCTCAAAGGTTGCGCTGCTGCTGAGCTTGATGATGAGGGTTTTATTAGAGACATTATGTTTCAAGCAGCTAATAAGTGTAACTCAACTCTAATCAAGTTACATTCACATAAGTTCTCTCCTCAAGGAGTAACTGCGATTGCTCTGCTCGCTGAAAGTCATATCAGCATTCACACTTGGCCTGAGACTGGTGTGGCAGTTTGTGATATCTTCACTTGTGGTGATCACACTACACCAGAAGATGGTGTAGAATATATGCGAACAGAGCTCAACGCATCTAATATTATGGTTCAAACTATTTTGAGAGATTTGGCATGAGTAAAGATTTCTTGTGGGTTGAAAAGTATCGCCCACAGATTGTTGAAGATTGTATTTTACCCGACAGTATCAAGGAAGTATTCAAAGGATTTGTCGCACAGCAAGAGATCCCCAACCTTCTACTTTCTGGTACTGCTGGCGTCGGCAAGACCACAATTGCCAAAGCTCTATGCCAGGAGATCGGGGCGTCCTATATTGTCATCAACGGTTCAGACGAAGGGCGGTTCTTGGATACAGTCAGAAATCGTGTCCGTCAGTTCGCTACAACCATCTCTCTGACCTCTGGGGCGTCCCACAAGGTCGTTATCATCGATGAGGCGGACAACACCACCAACGACGTTCAACTGTCCCTACGGACCGCTGTGGAGGAGTTCCACGGCAACTGCCGCTTCATCTTCACCTGTAACTTCATCAATAAGATTATTGAACCTCTCCACTCCCGCTGTACGGTTGTGGATTTCAGGATCAAGCACGAGCAAGCAACTCAACTTCAAGGTGAGTTCTTCACCCGTCTGAAAACTATTCTGACGCACGAATGTGTTGAGTATGAAGACAAGGTGCTTGCCAAGCTTGTCAAGCGATACTATCCTGACTGGCGCCGTCTTATCAACGAATGCCAACGCTATGCTGCTACTGGTAGTATCAGCTCTGCCATTCTGGTTGATGTTGCTGATGTCAACTTGGATACTCTTTTGACTTCCTTGAAGAAAAAAGAGTTTACTACAGTCAAGAACTGGGTGGTTCAACATCTTGATAATGACCCTAGTATGATGATGCGTAAGGTTTATGACAGTCTATATGATGTTCTCAAACCAGCTTCTATTCCAGAAGCAGTTTTGATTATCGCCAAATATATGCGAGACATCACAATTGTCCCCGATCAAGAGGTAAACCTGCTAGCGTGTCTCACAGAAATTATGATGAGTTGTGAATTCAAATGAAGACTTGGATGCTTGCTAATCGTAAGACAAAAGAAATTTACGAAAAAGAAAGATTTCTTGAAGAAGCAAAACAATTAGGAATTGATTTCTCTGTTGTTTATGCCGATGAAGTAGACCTTATTGTTTCCCGTGATGACAGAAAATCAATCAGATACCAGAATGATATTGTTAGCCTCCCAGATGTTCTACTCGCCAGGACAGGATCTGCTACTGGTAACTACAATTTATCAGTCCTACGACAGTTTGAGCGACTGAATGTTCCTACCCTGCCAAACTCTACTGCAATAGAAGCAGCAAAGGATAAGATGTATGCTAATCAGATCCTAGCACAAGCAGGACTTCCTATTCCTAAAACGATGCTCACTCGGTTTCCAAGTAATTGTGATCTAGTAGAAAAGCAAGTAGGATTTCCCTGTGTTGTCAAAGTAATTACTGGTTCCTACGGTGCTGGCGTTTATCTTTGTGAGGATAAAAAACAATTCAACGACTTGTCAGAACTCATTTCTGCGCTAGACTTCAAGAACTCTATGATTGTCCAAGAGTATGTACAATTTTCAGAAGGACGTGATCTTCGTGTTATCATTATTGGTGGTAGGGTCGTTGGTGCTATGCTTCGCCAGAGTACCGATGGATCATTCAAGGCAAACATATCCCGTGGAGGTAAAGGAGTAGCTTATGATGTTGATGACAAAATGGAACTGCTCGCTATCCAAACCGCAAAGGCATTAGATCTTGACATCGCTGGTATTGATTTATTGTTCCATGAAGATGGATATAGGGTCTGTGAAGCAAATTCTTCACCAGGATTTTATGGTTTTGAAAATGCTTTGGGTATAAACATTCCCGCAAAGATCTTTGAGTATGCTAAAATGAGGTGTGGAGAATGAATAAAACAACCCCGCAAAATGTATTAGAAGCAAACCTAGCGTTGTTTCGTGCTAAAATGAACCTACCTACTGCTGCTGCCCACTGTGGTATGACGCAGAAAGAAATGAAAATGACCTTCTTTGAATATCTTAAATATCATGATCCAGACTACCAAATCTCTAAAGACGCCGCTTAGGTATCCTGGCGGTAAGTCCCGAGCACTTCCCAAGATCTTTCAATATATTCCTGATCTAAAATGTTTTGATGAATATCGTGAACCATTCCTTGGTGGTGGTTCTGTAGCTCTTGAAGTTGCCAAGCGTTATCCGTTCTTGGATATCTGGGTAAATGATCTTTACAATCCTTTGTATAACTTCTGGTGTATCCTTCGTGATGAACCACAAGAACTGTATGAATGTATCAAAGGATATAAAGAAGACTACGGCACTCCTGAACTTGCCAGAGAACTTTTCAATTTGATGAAGGATCATCTCAATCATCCAGAAGCAGAAGATTTCTATCGTGCTGTGGCATTCTATATTATCAATAAGTGTAGTTTCTCTGGGTTGACCGAGAGTTCTTCTTTCTCACCACAAGCAAGTGTTAGTAACTTCTCTATGAATAATATTGAGAAACTTCCTGGGTATGGTGAGATTATCAAAGACTGGAAGATTACTAACCTCTCGTATGAAAAACTATTGACTGATGATATGGGTGTATTTGTGTATATGGATCCTCCTTATGACATTAAGGATAACCTCTATGGGCGTAAAGGATCAATGCACAAAGGATTTGATCACGATAAGTTTGCTAACGATTGCGACAGGTATCTTTGTTCTCAACTGGTATCGTACAACAATTCCAACCTTGTGAGAGAGCGGTTCCATGAGTGGACAGTTGGAGAATTTGCACATACATACACCATGAGGAGCGTGGGATCGTATACAATAGATCAAGCAGAACGCAAGGAACTACTCCTTTACAACTATGAAAGTTAAAGTCCAACTCTACGTCGCAGGTCGTCTCTTTGATGAGATCGTTGAAGCGGCAAACTACCAGGATGCCAGGGAGACTGCCCTAGCACGTAATCCTAAAGCTAAAGTTATTGGCGTTACTGCCGTGTTCAAATGAAGAAGTATCGCCAGATCTTGTGGAGACTATGGTGTAAAGCACTTGGAGAGAAATCTACTAATGATGACAGAGAAGCAGACAACGTTGCTCGTATACGGACTATTATATTTGTCACTTATCTCACTACTAACCTTTTTATTATTGCGGGGGTCATAAGACACTGGAATGACATACCAACTGAAAGATTACCTATACAGCATCAATCAATCCAAGAGAAACATTCTGGATGATGACATAGATGCAGAGAGAGCATACCCACCTTATATTGTTAATCGTTGTTTGAGTTCTTTTACTGACACCATCTTGTTTGTCAACGAGATGAATAAGAACCCTCATTTACCCAAGAAACTTCAATACGATTTTTTACTAAATAGTGTCAAACCAAGGAAAAGATTTTCTCCTTGGGCGAAAAAAGATTCTATTGATTATCTTGATGTAGTCAAAGAGTATTATGGTTATAATGACGATAAGGCACTCCAAGCTCTCAGGATTCTCACCAAGGATCAGCTAGATCATATTACAAAAGTATTGAATAAAGGTGGAAAGAAATGAGCGGTGAAACTGAAATCCAGTGGAAGCAATCTGATATGGTTGAAGTCATTCTGAATGAACCAGATGACTTTCTTAAGGTGAGAGAAACACTGACAAGAATTGGTGTAGCTTCTCGTAAGGAAAAGAAAATCTATCAGTCTTGCCATATTCTACACAAGCAAGGAAAGTATTATATTGTTCACTTCAAAGAGTTGTTTGCTCTTGATGGGAAGAATACTAACTTGTCACTAAATGATGTACAACGTCGTAATCGTATCATTCAACTTTTGAGTGACTGGGGTTTGATTAGTATTGTAACTCCAGATAAGATTGCTGACCTAGCACCACTCAATCAAATCAAAGTTCTTGCTTTCAAAGAAAAGGATGAATGGACTTTAGAAAGCAAATATAATATTGGAAGAAAAAAAGTAAGTGAATAATATACTTGATACAGCATATTGCAAAGTATCCAGTACACATTCAAATTTACATCGATGGAAAAGCTGGAAAGCAAATACTCCATTTGCCCCAACCTTTGATGCACCTATATGGGTAGAAGATATTAATAATTTTTTTGTCAAAGAGTTGATTAAAGAAATCGAAAGTAAAAATCCAGGTTCTTATAAAGATAGTTGGAGAACTTACAATATATTTACTTGGGATAATCCAGCAGTAAAATTTCTACAGTCTTCAATTACTAGAGTATATAATGATTACTTAGATAATTTAGATGTTCATAAAGAAAGACTAGATGATATTTGGATTCGTGGATGGGCAGTAGTTTTACAACCAGGAGATCCAGTGCCAAAACACTGTCACTCTTATCATGAAAATACTTTTTTGAGTGGTAATGTAATGCTTACCGATAACCAAACTACTACTGATTATTTTATACCACACCTTAGTGATTATTATGGACCATGGAGATGTGAAAATAAACCAGCAAGAATGACCATGTTTCCATCATGGATTCTTCACGAAGTACAACCAACAGAAGACTATAGGGTATCTGTTGGATTTGATTTATTTTCATTTCATACAATTGAATATATTTCAAATAATAGAATTAAAGGAGATGAACTCCAAGAATGTATTTTGAGATCAATTAAATTAGTATAACCCGTAATATTTGTAAGGGTTTTTATCACCCTTATTTTTTTGTGTTTCTTGTATAATTATTATGGAGATGCCTTCGGGGTCTCAATTCAAAACTCGCTTATTCAAGGAGCAAACAAATGACATATACTTGGGAAGTTTATCAACCATTTAATGTTGGACTAGAAAATATTTTTAATAGACTGGATGCGATGTCTGGTCATAACACAAGCTATCCTCCTTATAATATTATCAAACATGATAATGCTAATTACGAAATTGAAGTCGCTTTGGCAGGATTTAAATCAGATGAGATCGAAGTCTCTACAGAACAGAATATTCTCAGAGTTGCCTCTAAAGTTGAGAAACGAGATTCTGAACGAGTGTATGTTCACAAAGGTCTCTCCAAGCGTTCATTCTCTCACAGTTGGCAACTCGCAGATGATGTCAGAGTATCCTCTGTAAATTTTGCTGATGGTTTACTAACAATCTTATTAGAGAAAGTTATTCCAGAGCATCAGAAAAAGACAACATATACAATTGAAGCAGCTTGACGCTATCTGTTTTTGATGTTAGACTAATAGCACAAATCTAATAAACTATGGCAGTATCAATTATTACACTAAAGACTGGTGATAGAGTTATCACAGATCTCAAAGAAGCTTTTGATAGTGAGGGTGAAGAGAAGCGGGGTATTTGTTTGATCATGGAAGAACCATATGTTCTAAACCTAGACGGACAAACCCCGCAGTATCTAACTGAATCACATGGTATGGAATATCAAGTTCGCTTCAGTAAATGGAATCCATACTCTCCAGATACTATGTTCAAGGTTCCATATGATTGCGTAATGACAATCAGTAATCCAGAACCTGGACTACAAAAAGCATATGAAAATAAAATCGCACAAAAAAAGGAGATTGAAATCAATGAGTGAACTAAAGCAAAATCATTTTGTTAGGATTATTAAATTAGTTACTGGAGATACTGTATTATGTCTCTTTGGTGATGTTAAGGATGAAGCAGAAAATGTAGTAGGGTATCGTTTGATTTATCCTTATACACTTTCGTTGGGTGCTCCAAGTGATAGCGGTGATATCCCAATCACTTATACTAGATTTTGTCCCTTTAGTCCAATAGAAGAACATAGAATTAGTGGAAATCATATTATTAGTGTTGTGTATCCAGATAATGGAGTGTTGGAAAATTATACCAAGAAACTTATAGAACTTGGTGTATCTGAAGATCTTATTTTCTTTGATGAGGTGACCGATGGAGATAACAGCGAACCTGTTGAAGTTAGCGAATGAGTGGATCGTAGCTCAAGTAGAACCAGTTGAAGGGGACACTTTGCCAGGTGACCCCGACGTGTGGTTGATAGAACCGTATGTGCTAGACTGTGAAGGTGACATTACTCCATGGGCACCCTATGCTGCCGAGCGTGAGTTCAACGTTAGATCTTCTGATCTAATTGTTGTCACTAATCCAAGCACCAAACTACTTGCTGCTTATCTCTGTAAGATCGAACCGCCAAAGTCTGAATGAAGTTTTACACAAACGTTGAACAAGCTGGCAACCGTTTGCTAGTCCGTGGTTATGAAAATGG